CAAGACAATCCAGAATCGTTAGTATTGGGTGGAGAGAGACGATATTGCACATTTCTTTTTACTGATGTTAGAGGCTTTACTGCTATGTCTGAAAAACTTCAACCTGAAGAAGTAACAAATATAATGAACAAAGTGCTTACTATACAAGCAGATACCGTTAAGTTTTATGACGGTATGGTAGATAAGTATATTGGTGACGCTATGATGGCCATATTTAATGCACCCGTAGACGTGCCACATCATGAAACCGCAGCTGTTCTTTGTGCAAAAGAGATACAAGATAAGGTTAAAATGGCTAATTTAGGAGTTGAAATAGGTGTTGGTATCAATACTGGATACGCAGTTGTAGGTAATATGGGTAGTAATACTAGGTTCGATTACTCTGCTATTGGAGATGCTGTAAACCTTGCCGCAAGACTAGAAAGCTCTACAAAGGAAGTTGGAGAAGATATTGTTATAGGTTATGATACTATCAGTTCAAGTAACTTTAGTGATCAAATAATATTAAAAGAACTTGAAAGTATTTTTGTAAAAGGTAAAGAAAAACCAATTAAAATATATACGTTACAAAATGATTGATAAAAAAATGACAGTTAATGATGTAGCAGAAAGGCTTACTAAGCTTGAAACCATATCACATGAGCGTTGGAAAACTGCTTTTAACGAGTTTTCTGATATCAAACAAGAAATTACCTATATTAATTCAACAATAAAAGCTGCGACCTTTGGTGTCTTTGGTTTTATAGGTGCTATAGGTATTGCAGTATTAACGAGGTTTTTAATATGAAAGCATTATTTAAAAATATAGTTGGAGCCGTTGCTCCTACATTAGGAACTGCAATTGGTGGTCCTATGGGAGGCATGGCTGCTAATATGATAGCAGATGTATTAGGAGTGCCTAATGACCAAAAGTCTATAGAAACAGCTATACAAAATGCTACTCCTGAACAAATGTTAGAACTTAAAAAAGCAGAACAAGCTTTTGAAGTACAAATGAAAGAGCTAGATGTTGATGTGTTTAAACTAGAGACGCAAGATAAACAAAATGCAAGAAGCATGTTTAGTAAAGATTGGACTGCTCGTATTATTGGATTATTTACTATTGGTGGATTTTTAGGATATATATTTTTGGTTACCTTACAACCGCCAGAGCAAAACAGCGAAGCATTAATTAACTTAGTGCTTGGTTATTTAGGAGGACTAGCAAGTGCAATTATTTCGTTTTATTTCGGAGCATCTCACACACCCGAAAAAGGAGAGTAAAATGCAAACATCACAAGAGGGTATAGCTCTTATAAAAAAGTTTGAAGGGTGTAAACTAGAATCATATTTGTGCAAAGCTTCAGTTTGGACAATTGGGTATGGATCAACTAAAGGAGTATCAGAGGGCATGACAATATCGCAAGAAAGGGCTGATATGCTTTTGTTAGAAGACCTAGAGGCATTTGAAGATTCAGTAAATAATTTAGTTACGGTTGATTTAGATCAAAATAAGTTTGATGCAATTATAGCCTGGACATTTAATCTTGGTGCATCAAACTTATCTGCAAGTACACTTTTAAAAAAAATTAATAACAAAGAATGGGATGCAGTACCAGAACAAATCAAGCGTTGGAACAAAGCTACTGTTAATGGCGAAAAACAAGTATTAGAAGGATTGGTAAGAAGAAGAGAGGCAGAAGCATTATTGTTTGAAGGCAAGGATTGGACAGAAATATAAATGCCATTACAAAAGACTATATTCAGACCAGGCATAAATAGAGAGGGCACAGCTTACGATAATGAAGGTGGTTGGTTTGATTGTAATTTGGTGCGTTTTAGAAAAGGTAGGCCAGAAAAGTTTGGTGGTTGGAAAAAAATATCAGACGCAACATATTTAGGCACAGCTAGAGCTTTACACGGTTGGATATCATTAGGTGGTACAAAGTATCTTGGTATAGGTACTCACCTTAAATATTATATAGAAAGCGGTACGGTATTTAACGATATAACACCAATAAGATTAACCACATCTGCAGGTGACGTGACATTTTCTGCTACAAATGGTGATGCTACCATAACCGTTGCAGATACTTCACACGGGGCTGTAAAAAATGATTTTGTAACATTTAGTGGTGCTTCTTCTTTAGGCGGTAATATTACAGCAGCCGTATTAAATCAAGAATATCAAATAGCAACTATAGTTAATGCTAATAGTTACACTATAGAGGCTAAAGATACTTCTGGTGCAACTGTTACCGCAAACTCTTCTGATAGTGGTAACGGTGGTTCTTCAGTTGTAGGTGCTTATCAAGTTAATGTTGGGTTAGATGTTTACGTGCCTGGTAC